TCTACGCTGAAGCACAACGCCTAAGCGCAGAGACAGGCATTCAGTACGATGTTGACCATATCGTGCCGCTGAAAGGCAAAACGGTGTCGGGGCTTCATGTTCCGGCGAATCTAAGAGTCATTCCGTCAAGCGAGAACAAGCGCAAGGCGGCTAAATTTATGGAGGCCCATCATGGCATTTGAAGAAAAGACATACATCTCTCAATTTGACATCCAACCTAACGGGTGCATTGGAGTTCGGAAGAGCACTGATGTCTTGAAGGACGGTGTTGTCATCTCCACAACCTACTGGCGTTGTGTCCTCGCACCCAATGACCCGCAGGCATCCACAGTGCTGAATGAGGCTTACTACCTCAACATCGCCAATTACGCTTGGAGCCAACCATCGCCCCAGCCGTATGACCCTAACCCACCAACTCCCGGAGTTTGAATATGACTGAACAAGAAAAACCCACCGCCGAAGAGATTGCACGCCACTACAGCGCCGCGATGGACTCGGTAAACCTGATCAATGCTGGAAAGCCTGAAGGCATGGAAGATGCCGAATGGGCCGACACGGTGTCCCGCAACAAGGAACACTTGAAGATCATGCTGGCCAAGGACTTCTGGACGACCGAAGATCTTGAGCCTCTGCGTCAGGCCGCAGCATAATGATGGAAGGGCATCCCGCTGGCCCTGACAGCGGAAAACTACACGGAGAAAATGATGGAAACAGTGCAACTCTCGACCCAACTGGTCAACGCAGTCCTGCAATACCTTGGCAGCCGCCCTTTCGTCGAAGTGGCGAACTTGATCAATGGCATCCAGAAAGAGGCTGAGGCGCAAGTCAAGCCCGTTCAGGACGAGGCTCCTGCGGAGTAACGATGGAAACACAGGCGATCTTCAACATCGTGGTGGGGATCGCCGCCTTTTTCGGCGGCTGGGTTCTCAACAACATCACGAAGGCCATCGAGCGCTTGGACTCTGATGTGCGTGCCATGCCGCACACCTATGTCACGAAGGAAGACTATCACCGTGACATTGACGAGTTGAAGGACATCTGCAAGCAGATCTTCAACAAACTGGACAACAAGGCAGACAAATGACCGAGCCTACCGACCTCGAAATGTTCCGAGCACAAGCGAAGGCCGAACTGGCCCGCTTGGAGGCGGAGAGCACCGCAAAAGAAGTCGCTGGGAAGGCTATCGGCAAGAACGGGCTGGCCTACATCACCGCCATCGTGGTGGTTGGTGTTGGAGCCAGTCTGATGCTGGAGGAGTCCAAGATTGCAGCCGTGATCGGGCTGGTTTCTGCTGCTCTGACGGCGCTTATTTCTATGCTCAACGGCATCGCCGGGGCCAATCCAAAGCAGGAAAAGCCCGAATTTGAGGTGATCAAGTCTCTGATCGAGCGCCTCGACCGGCTGGCGGAGAAAGAGCCTCCAATGACCGTTTCTGTGGACGGTGACAGGGTCACGGTGACCAAGGGCGGAGACCAGATCAGCACGACAAGGAGTTCCTGATGTTTGAGATCCTCGGTGGTGGAATCTTCGGCTCCCTTCTCGGGGGCATTTTTCGTCTTGCGCCCGAGGTTCTGAAGTACTTCGACAAGAAGAACGAGCGCGTGCATGAACTGGCGATGTTCGACAAGCAGTGCGACCTCGAAAAAGTCCGCGGCCAGATCCGGCTGGAGGAGATCGGGGCGCAGCGCGACATGGCCATCGACACCGGCGTCATGGACGCCTTCAAGTCCGCCATCGACCAGCAGGCCGAGATGGTCAAGGCCGCAGGTGGCTGGGCCGCCAAACTCTCCGCCTCTGTCCGTCCCGTGGTTACCTACTGGGTGATCTTCATCTGGTCGTTCATCCATGTCTGGTTCGCTTGGAACGCATGGCTGGCTGGCGCTCCTCCCAAGGAGGTCTTCATGACCATGATGAGCGCCGACTTCACCGCGCTGGTTTCCGGCACGATCAACTACTGGTTCCTCGACCGCACTCTTGCAAAACGGGGGCTTGCATGAACCTGACGCTGGCCGAGGAACTATGCAGACGCTTTGAGGGATTCCGCTCAAAGCCCTACCTGTGCCCGGCCGGTGTTCCCACCATCGGCTACGGATCGACGGTGTATTCCAACGGCCGCCGGGTGACCCTTGAGGACGCCCCCATGGACGAGCCTACCGCTCGCGCCCTGCTGGCCTACGAACTGATGCACACCTACGCCCCGGGCACGATCCGCCAGTGCCCGATCCTGCTGACTCTGGCGATGACCGCCGGGGACTGGGGCAAGTTGAACGCCATTGTGGATTTTGCGTACAACCTCGGTGTGGGGCGGCTCCAGACCTCGACCCTGCGGCGCAAGATTAACGCGCAGGACTGGGATGGGGCCAAAGAGCAGTTGCAACTCTGGGTTCGCGGGGGCGGGCGGGTGCTGCCCGGCTTGGTTCGCCGTCGCGACGCCGAGATCTCGATCATGGGGGCCTAAATGAGCGCAGCAACCAAGTCCGACCCCTCCAAGTGGAAGCGCATCGTCTCGCAGGTCAAGGCCAGCGGGAAGGGCGGCTCTCCGGGCCAATGGAGCGCCCGCAAGGCGCAACTGGCCACCCAGAAGTACAAAGCCTCGGGCGGAGGTTACAAAGGCCCCAAGAGAGCGGATAATTCGCTCTCAAAGTGGACGAAAGAGGACTGGGGCACGAAGTCTGGAAAGCCGTCCACCCAAGGATCTGAAGCAACAGGCGAGCGATACCTGCCGAAAAAGGCACGAGAGAAGTTAACCCCTTCTGAATACGCGGCAACCACGCGAGCCAAACGAGAAGGAATGCGAGAGGGCAAGCAGTTTGTCCCGCAGCCCGAATCGATCAAGAAAAAGGTGTGGTGATGCCAGCAGCAGCCGTAATGACCTACGACTCGCTGGTCAATGACATCGAGACCTATCTCGAACGAACTGACCAAGCGACCATCGAGAAGATTCCGCAGTTCATCATGCTCGCGGAGCAGGTGATTGCGTCTGAACTGAAGTTCCTCGGCAACCTGACTGTGGTCGAGTCCACCATGGTTCAGGGCGAGCCGGTGATTGACAAGCCCGCCCGTTGGCGCAAGACCGTCTCGATGAATGTCACGGTCGGCGGCGTGAAGACCCCGGTGCTGCTTCGCAAGTACGAGTACCTCCGAGAGTACTGGCCAGAGGCCGCCGAAGAGGATGTGCCGAAGTTCTACTGCGACTACGACTACACCCATTGGCTGGTCGCCCCGACACCGGCTGCCGCCTACACCTTCGAGGTTCTCTACTACGAGCGCGTGCAGCCTCTGGATTCGTCCAACCAGTCCAATTGGTTCACCGAGTACGCGCCTCAGGCCATGCTGTATGGCTCCCTGCTTCAGGCCATGCCGTTCCTCAAGAACGACGAGCGCATGGGGATGTGGCAAACCCAGTACACGCAGATCATGGAAGTCCTCAAGACCGAGGATGTCGCCCGGGTCGGTGACCGTCAAACCGTTGTGAGGGATTCATGAGTTTCATATCGCCATTCACCGGCAATGTGATCCAGCCGACCGATGTTTCGTTTCGCGCTATCACGCTGTCCGCCAATACCCAACTTCAGTGGCCCATCAACGGATCCGCGACGAACGACTATGCCGCCCGGATCATGAATGTGACGGCTACGGCCGGGAGCCTGCGGCTGGAGATGCCTCCGGCCAACCAGACCTCGGTGGGCCAAGATGCCCTGATCCGAAATGTCGGGGCTAACACCTTCACGGTCGCGGACTACGACGGCAACACCATCGTCTCTGTGGCCGCAGGCGAGGCGAAGTACATCTACATCACCACCAACAGCACCGCTGCCGGCACATGGGGCGTGATCGCCTTTGGTGTGGGTTCCTCGACCGCGGACGCTGCGAGCCTTGCCGGGTACGGCCTGAAGGCCCTGACGACCACGCTGAACCAATCTCACACGGTTCAGACCTTCTCGTCGAACTACACCGCGTTGGATTCCGACCGGGCTTCGACCTATGTCTGGACGAGCGGCTCGGGAACCTTGACGCTGACGGCTGCCACTACGCTGGGCAACGACTGGTTCCTGATGGTTCGCAACTCTGGCACCGGCACCCTTACGGTGTCTCCTGCCTCGGGCCTGATCAACGGCGCGGCCAGTATTGCCTTGCAGCCCGCTGACTCAGCCTTCATCGTCTGCTCGGGTGCTGCCTTCTTCACGGTGGGCCTTGGCCGCTCGACCCAGTTCAACTTCACTCAGTTGACCAAGGCGGTCACCAGCGGCACCTACACCCTGACGGCTTCTGAGGCTGCCAATGTGGTGCAGAAGTACACCGGCACGCTCTCTGGCAATGTGACCGTGGAACTGCCCCAGACCATTCAGGTCTACTACATCACGAACCAGACCGACGGCACCGGGGCGGGGTTCCAGATCACCTTCACGACCACCGCTGCTGGCGGAGCCACGGCGACCGTTCCCGCGGGCCAGCAGGTGATTCTGCTGTGCGACTCGGTGAACTTGCTCAACGCCTCGACGATTGCCGCCGGTGCGGTGAATGTCTCGCTGGTGGACGGCACCGTCGGTGCGCCCTCTCTGAACTTTTCCTCTGAGACCTCCACGGGTATCTACCGCGCTGGTTCGGGCGAGTTTGCGATTGCCGTCTTGGCCACGCAACGGTTTAGACTCAGCGCCACAGGTCTTCTGATCACGGGTACCGGCACCTTCACTGGGGGTGTTTCTGGCGGGGCATTCTGATGACAGCAAAGGTCTTCGCGCTTGACACCAAGGCTGGCATCCAGCGGGATGGCACGCTCTTCGACAAGTTGTTCTACAACGACGGTCGGTGGGTAAGGTTTCAGCGCGGACGGCCGCGCAAGATGCTCGGCTACCGAGTGATCTCTGACCAGTTGCTCGGGCCTTCTCGGGGCATCTGGGTCAACGCCAAGAACAACTTCACCTCGATCTTTTCGGGGTACTCCAGCGGGCTTCAGGTTCTCACCATCGACGACAACGGCGTCGGCTCGGGTGTGGCCAATTTCACGCTGAACAACTTCACTGCCTCTGCTCTGAACCTGTGGCAGTTCGACGGCTTCTATTCGGTCACCGGCGAGATCAACAACCTGCTGGCGCACCCCGGGCAGAACCTCGTGGCCATCGACGAGGACAACAACACCCCGGTGCTGATCGGTGACATCACCGGCACCACGATGAGCCAAATCGGGGTCTTCTCGGCATCGGCTACCTCGAACAACACCACGACGATCACGCTGGCGGCGGCCGACATTCGCATCGGAGCAGGCCAGACCGTGACCGGCACCGGCGTGCCAGCGAACACGACCGTGGTTTCTGTTTCCACGACCTCGGTGGTTCTGTCCAACGCCACGACCGTGCTGGGCGTGCAGACCTACACCTTCAACAACAACATCTCGGTGTCTGGCGGCGTGGTCTCGCTGCACCCGTATGTGTTCGTGTACGGCAACGCGGGGCTGATCAAGAACTGCTCCGCGGGTGACCCGACGGACTGGGTCTCTGCGGACGCCAACGAGGTCAATGTGGCCACCGGCAAGATCGTCCAAGGTCTGCCTGTGCGCGGGGGTTCAAACGCGCCCTCTGGCCTCTTCTGGAGCGTGGACAGCCTGATCCGGGTCTCCTACATCGGCGGCACCGGAACACCTCCTCAATACTGGCGCTACGACATCATCTCGTCGCAGACCTCCATCATGTCATCCCAGTGCGCCATCGAGTACGACGGCATCTACTACTGGATCGGCACGGATCGCTTCCTGCTGTACAACGGTACGGTCAAAGAAATCCCGAACGACATGAACCAGAACTACTTCTTCGACAACCTGAACTATGTTCAGCGTCAGAAGGTCTGGGCAACGAAGGTGCCTCGCTACGGCGAGATCTGGTGGTTCTACCCCCGCGGTGATGCGACCGAATGCACGGACGCCATCGTCTTCAATGTCCGCGAGCAGATCTGGTACGACGCCGGTCAGGCGCTTGGCGCTCGCCGCTCTGCCGGGTACTTCTCGCAGGTGTTTGCGTACCCGATTGAAGCGTCATGGGTCACTCTGCCTGATGAGGTTGTCTTCACCGACACCTTCAACGAGGTGACCGGCAGCAACTTCCTGTACCTCGACACTTACAACACGCAGGTGGCCATCAATCAGGTCGTCTCCGGCTCGAACATCCCCGCAAGCACCACGGTGGTGGCCATCACCAGTTCGAACATCAAGACGCTGGGCGCAATCACCGGCGGATCTGGCTACACCAACGGGGTGTACACCGATGTCCCACTGACCGGCGGCAACGGCGCGAACGCTGAGGCCACCATTGCGGTGGTTGGCGGCGCTGTGGCAACGGTCACGGTCACCGCCCGCGGCGCTGGGTATCAGGTCGGTGATGTTTTGAGCGCCAGCAACACCAATTTGGGCGGCGCGGGAGCCGGTTTCTCCGTGCCGGTGTCTGCTTTGTACGCTCAGGCCATTGAGATGTCCGCCGCTGCCACGGGTACCGGCGCGGTTCTCCTGACCTTCTCGCTGCCGCCCAACCGGATTCAGGTGTTCCAGCACGAGATCGGCGTCGATGCCATCGATGGCCAGAATGTGGAGGCCATTGAGTCCTACTTTGAGACCAACGACCTCGGCTGGGTTACTGGCGGGCCGTCTCAGCCTGCCATGGAAGGTGCCAACCGCTGGCTGCGCGTGGAGCGCGTCGAGCCTGACTTCCTGATGCAAGGCGAGATGGAGTTGATCGTCACCGGCCGACCCTACGCACAGTCGCAGGATGCGCCATCAGACCCGTATGTCTTCGACGGCAACACGAACAAGATCGACATGAAGGAGCAGCGCCGCGAGTTGCGCCTTCAGTTCCGCTCGAATGTGGTCGGAGGCGACTACCAGACCGGCAAGATCATCATCAGCGCGGATATCGGAGATGTCCGTGGCTACTAGCAACGCATTCGTCTACGACCCCCGGTACCACACCTTCGAGTCGTGGGCCTGCCTGATGTGCGAGCAGTACGCCGCGCAGCAACTCTCCATCCCCACGGCCGACACCGACTGGCAGCAGTGGGGTCAGGGCCTGCTGGCCATCGATGTCTTCACCAACGAGGCCGTGCCGAACCCCGCCCAGTACGATGACTGGCAGGACTGGGCCGCCGCCCTGCTGGGCGCAATGAACCCGAGGATCCCGCTATGAGCAAAGATCCGATGGTCTGGGTTCAGTATGGGCACGCCGTGAGCGTGCTTTTCCCCGCTTGGGAGCGTGCGTTTGCTGCGGTGGCTACCCACCATCGTCCGAGCGTTTCTAGCGCCTTGGCG